AACCTTAGCTGTAATAGCATCAAGAGCAGAGCCTAAACTATCTCCCATTGAGATACCTAAGCTCTGAAAGTCATCCTTTAGGTCTACTAAATCATTAAGGCTTGTGAAAACTTCCTCTGCTTTACTTCTTGTGCCTAATAGAGCAGTGCCAAGGCCACCAAGAGCAGCAATACCAAGACCAATAGCAGCACCCCAAGGGCCAGCAAAGAAACCTGCTAATTGAGAACCCTGCTGAGAGAATGCAATAAGTGGGTTAGTCCCAGCTTGTACCTGTACGATAAAGTCTTGTAGCTGGTAACCAGCCTGTTGCATTGCGATTTCTTTTTGTCGTAATGCTTTACCAGAACCATAGATAGATTTTTCAAATAAACGAAAGTCTTTTGCACTACCTCTAGTGGCAGTATTCAATCTTGCTATTTGTTGATTAAGTTTTGCTGTTTCTGCTGTAGCTCTTTTCTTAGTGATAAGGCCAGCCTTTTCAGCACGTTCAACATCACGTATTTCAGCCTCTAGATTATCTAGAAGCCTAATCGCACGATCTACTGGTGCTGTATCCGCATCAAAGACTAGTTTAATATCAGCCATTAGCTACCCCTAAGTATACGACATCTAGACGCTTGATTGCTTCTACTTCCCAAGATGCAAGTGGTGTCTCTGTCAAATCTTTCCACGCCTTAATCTGTTCGTATGTTATCGGGTTTGGGCCTGAGAAACCAGCAGACCTACTGTTGCTTAATGTAATAAAGGCAGACCAGACATGAGATATAAGAACTGGAAATTCTGTCGGGGGTTCCAATGCTTCAATCTTACGTCCAGTCTGCCTTTCTACTTCTTCTAAGTGTTCACGTTCTGTAGTACCTGACTCTGTGGGCTTATTCAGTTTGAACTGATGTCCTGCCCATTCACATAAGTCTGATACTACACTTTCATAAAATCCAGAGAGCTATTCAGAGCCTCTTCAATTTGTTCACGTAGCCAAAATACTTCTGAGTAGATGGCCTTAGCTTTTGTAGCACTAAACTTTGGTTGTTCACCATCAAATGTGATATTCCAACCTTTGGTTGCTTTAGCTAAGAGTTCCAAGCCAGCGTCCTCTAGCTCCTCTGCTGTAACCTCTAGGCTTTTCTTACCTTGCGCTTTCTTAAGGCGTTTGTTTGTCTGCTCATGTATAGCAGATTTGTAAGCCTTAGAATGTGGTGCATGTAGTGTGATAGTCATAGGAGACTTATCATCATTGGTAAGTGTTTCTAGAGTAGCAGGGTGTACTATAGTAGCTTCTACAGTGTCACTGCTTGGTGTTAAATCTTTCAAGTCCATGTCGAGTTTCCTTGTTTACGGGATTATCGGGTAGTTAAGTGTGAGGGATGCCAGACCCGACACCAGCACCCCTCGCCCTAGCTAGGGATTACGCAGTCTCAGGACGACTGATCTTAAAGTTTGTGCCTTCTGTGCTGTCATATAGAGCAACAAAAGACATTGTGATTAGTCGGCTTAGTGGGCCATCAACACCAACATCAGCAGAGTTCACTTTGATACGTGGGAACATGAACTCATATTCGTTAGCTGCTGATGGGTCATTAACTGTGATAACCAATTCACTTTCAGTCTCATTCAAGAAACGGTTAATCAATGCAGCATCTTCAAAGTATGCAGTGAAAGTACCTTCAACCTGTGACATACCATATTCTAAAGATGGTGCTGCAGAGCTACCAATAACGAATGTAGGTGAGAAGCTGTTGTTAACTGTGAAGTCAATACTTGTGATGATAGCGGCAGAAGATGAAGAACCTACGTTACCGATAGCCAAATCACCTGAGTAAGCATCGAATGGTTGTGCTGACGATGAAGCATCTTGTGTCTTCTCTGTAGCTGACATGCTCATGTCTGAACCAATAATACCAAAGGTTGTTGTAACCATCTGGTTTGGTGCCATAGAGATACCCATAGTAGATACTGTACAACCAGTAAACAAACGAGCTTGATCGATGTCAGCAGCGTAGTCTTCGATAGAGAAGTACTTAGGTGTTGTACCAACTTTTAGTACATCTGGTGCTGACGATGGGCTTGTGTCCCATGTGTTAAGCATAACAGATTCTAAGAACTCATCAAAGTCACCATCACGTAGGTCAACAACGATGTCACCACCTACTTGGCTGTTACCTTGACGGTCAACCCGTGTCATACGGTCAGCTTGAATTTCATTACCAGCAACACGATCACGAGTTAGGTTTAGTGAGTGTGTGTTGAAAGGTAAGTTTTGGAAGTTTCCAGCAGGTGTCGTACCGAAAGTCGTTTCGGTAATATATGACAGCGTGGAACGAGAACCCTGTGCGAAGGCCATTTATATTCTCCTAATTAATTGTATATGTACCAGCCGATATCAATCGGAATATAGTACCAAGGACTGTCCACAAAGCCTTGCTGCCGTTCAGCATAATCTATGGACACTATGATTGTCTCATCGGATGAGTTAGTAAAGCTAATGTCTGTCGTTGCCTCAAAAGCCTCTATAACTTTGTTAGCTAAATCATCAGCAGTAGCTGGGCCGTTTCCTTCTGGGGTATAAACAAGAACAGTAAATACACCTTGGTATCTCTGTTGTGGATTTGTACCTCTTACAGCAGGTCTACGGAGTGTCGGGACATACTGGCACTTGACATAGCTTGTACCTGTCGTCGGATCAAAAGAAACATTCTCATATGCAATGTCAGGTAGACCAGAAACATTAGACAATTTTGTTTCTAAAGCAGCACGAATATCATTATGTATACTAGCCATGAATATTCCTTACTTTAGCAAACACATGATATCCATGTTTATATTCTACGGCAGGGGCGTGAGGTGAACCGTTTCTTAGTGTTATGGCTGTCGTATTAAGTAGGTTAGGTACTTTGTTTATATCTGAAACAAGATTACCTAAACCCTCTTTACGCATTGCCTCTGCATTCTGATTTGTAGGTTTATTTCTAGAGGACTTTCCCCTTGGACGACCAGCACCTACAGTATAAGAAAATGAAGTTACATAAGCACCAGTATCTACAGGTGAATATAAAACTGCTGTCTGTGCTATATCTACTAGCTTATCTCTTACAGCATCTTCTGCTCTTTGTTCTAATGCAGCAAACTTCTTTCGTAACGAGGGATTAATCTTAAATGTAGTTTTAAGCATTATTCTCTCACATCACAAATGTAACAAAGTTTAGTCCCATTAGAAAATATTGTGCGAACACTTACAATCTTAACTGTATCACCATTACCTATGATTTGATCTTCATCGTCAGGTTCTACAGCTAACCCCAGAGCAGAAATAACACACTTACGTGTACCACGACGAACTTGATCTACGTTAAAGATAATACCTTCGTCATAATTGTAGAAATACGCAGTGATACTATAATCTGTTGTAGCTTCACTCTCTAGAGAACCTGTAGCAGGATTATACGTACCCTCTGTTGTAACTTTGCGTAGTGTTACACTTTCCCCAAAGTCATTAACTAGATTATAAAGGTCAAACGATCTGAAAGACATCTATGCCCCCTATTAATCATAGTCTGAGCCGTATTCATCACCACTATAACTTGGAGGATTACGGAAGCGGTCACGACGAAATGATGGAGTTATACGATCTGTGTTAGCTCTAACAGTATCAATAACAGTTTTGCTTATGCCACCAGCCTTGATACCTACAACAGCACCAGACTTCTTACCCTGATATTCTAGGTTTTCTGCTAGGTTACTGTACTGTTTTGATAGATCACTATAGTCTGCACTTAGTGCGCCATCTAATTGTGTATTTACCTTACGTGCATATTGAGAGGCTATTGTTCTAGCGCACCAAGCTGCTGCATAGTAGATATTGTCATTACTTTGAGCTAGAGCGAAAGTGATTTCTTCGTTCTTTACCTGTTGATCATTCGTATCTGTATCGCCAAGCAATAAACGAACAGAGTTCAACCGACCAGATGCCGTTGTTGTACCTAGATCAGTTTCGTCGTAGCTCCAAGCCATCAGTCTACCTCATATCGTCCGTATGTTCTACGCCAGCTTCTAATCAATCCACGTTGCTTATCTGCAATCTTAGATTTCTTACATTTCTTACGGTCAAAGTCAGCTTGTGAGCTTGTCTTAGCTTTAACCTTAGTGTTGATGTTATCTACAACAGCGTGTAATCCAGTTACATCTAGCTCTTCTAGTCCGTCACCAACTTTACGTTCTATTTCTAAATCAGAGTTGTGGTAAATCATACGTTGATTATAGAAAGTCAAAACTGTCTTCTCGTCAACACTGAGTTCTTTCCACTTGAACTCTTGGTTCTTCTTCAGTTGACGACCACCTGCAGTAAAGGGTACTTTAACAAACACTGGTCGGTCTAGCTGAAGAGGCATTTCTTCTTGTCTTAACATGATAACCTCTTATGTCGGGTGAGGGAATATGAGGGCCACCGAAGCAGCCCCCAGTAATAATATATTAAACAACAACAGTGTTAAAGAATACACCCAAGTCAGCACCTGTGACTTTCATGTCGTATGACATTTTAACTTGGATATGTTCAGCAACTTGCATACGCTTAAGAGCATCGTCTGAGAATGATTCTACAGTGACACCCAAGTTGTTTACACCTTGTAGGTTGTTCCATGCGAAGGTTACACCTGCTGCTGGTGTCATCAAACCTGCTGATGCAGGTGAGTGTACCAACAATGCAGCTTTACCACCGATGAATGCGTTGCTTTCTGCGACACCTTCTACAGATGAGTTTTTAACTGCTTCCATGACGTAGAAGTTCTCTACCTCAAAGATTTCAGCCAACTTAGCGTTAGTGATAAGTGCAGTGTTTGTGACAGTTGCACCACCGTTCAGACGTGCTAGGATGTCTGGGTGGTTGATTAGGATGTCACGTACTTCTTTACCAACAACCATTGTGTTTGGCTTGAAGCCACCAGACTTAAGCTGCATAGTACGACGAGCAGTAGTTACGTCAACGATTGGTGTTGAGTTTGTGTAATCTGACCACTGTGTGACTTCTGCGGCTGTGTCGTTGTCTGCGTTAGCAACACCTGTGTACTCTGTACCCCAGATTGATGCTGCGAAGAAGTTAGTTGCGAACTGCTCTTCACGATGGATCAACAGACGGTTAGTTAGTGTCTGCGCACCTGCTGCACGAATGTCTAGTGCTGCATCTTCGTTAGCAAGAGTTTGCTGATCGAAGTCCATACCTAGTCCGTAGACATCAGCATAGAATGATGCGTTTGATAGTGACATACCGATGCGGTTGACTTCTGTGCGTGGTGCAAGAGCCTTAACATCACCTGTACGGTTCATGTTGTCACGGTCATAGATGTAGTATTTGTCAGACTGTTTGTCTACGCCTACTGTTGGGAAAACCTTATCAGCGATAAAGTTAGCTTGATCTTGTACATATGCGATTGTGAGGTTAGTCAACGGCTGGTCGATATGTACCGAGTTTGGTGTTAGCAATGGCATTGTTCTATATCCTTCCTATTGCTGGTTACGCTGGTACTACGTTGCCGCCTTGGATCAACTCAATGGCAAATACTTGACCATCAACCGCTGCTTCCAAAGCATAACCTAGAACGACATCACCTGCTGCTGCTGTTAAAGCATCACCAGAAGCGTCTGTTTGAACTTGTGCGCCAGCAGCAATAGTGCCACCAGAAGTTACCATTACTTTACCAGAGATAGCAACTGTTGCAGCTTCACCTGCCGCAGGGTCATTCAAAAGAACGCCGATTGCGTTTTCACCAGCAGCGTCAGCTAGGTCGATCTGACCGTCTGACTCTAGTGTTACGAATTTAAATTGTGCCGACGATAGGTCTTCGCCAGCAATGAATGTCCGTGTGTCACGGGATTGCATTACAGCCATAATTATTCCCCTTTATAGCTTTTGTTGATTAGGGCTTTACCTTCGTCGGTTTTAGCTACAGCAGCATACGCTTTAGCATACTCACCCTTTTTCATCTTGTTCTCTTCCATATAGGTTTTGACAAGAGATTCCATTTTATCAGCAGCAGTTGCGAACTCGCCATCTGCGTCTGACTTTCCGACCTCTTCCATGCTTTCTGCGAATGTCGCATCAGCAGCTTTCAAGGCTTCCATTACAGCTTCTACTTCACCGAACTCTGCGACCAAAGACTTAGCTACGTCTTCTGCAAAGTGTGGTAGAGCATCTGTTGCACGTTTTGTTAGTTCAGCATCAGCTTTAGCTAGTTCAGCTTCTTCTAGTGCCTTCAAGATAACAGCAGGTACATCAGCTTTGTTGATTTGCTCACCTTCATACTCAATGTACTCTGGTTCAGCTTTCTTCTCAATCGAGTCTGCTTTAATTACAAAGCCGTTCTCAATAAGAGCTTTACGAAGGTCTTCGTTCTGAATTTTAAGAGCATCGTTCTCAGCTTTAACAATGTCAAGCTCGTCGATTTCTACTTCTTCAGATTTCTTCATTTCAGCTTCATAAGCCTTCATAGCTTCTTCTTCATTCATGCCTTTGTCCATGTATGGCTTTAGCTTTGCCTTTAGGTCATCTGACATTTTTTCTACTTCTTGTTCCATGTTGTCTCCATTGGAATCATCACGCTTGAACAAGGAGACCATTGCCTGTGCATTGGCAGGACGATCTACAAGAGACAGTTCATCCAGTTCAAGCTGTTTCAATAAATTAGGCACTATAGTCCTCCTTGATTGCACGACCCCCAATAGAGAAGGCCGCTAACTCACCAGATTTGACCTTGGCCCAAACGTCATCATTATAAACTTTAAATGCGACGATCCAACCTTCACGGTCACTCTGTATGCCAAGGGACTCACCAATCTCTTTAGTGACTGGCATGGAGTGGATAACCGCCCCAATCTGATCCCCTTTGTGCATTTCTTTACCTACACGAACATGCTCCATAAACTTGTTTACGGCACGTACTAACGTGTCAGGTTCTATTACATCGCCTTGGCGGTCAACTACTGCTTCACCCTTTTCGGTTACTACAGAGGCCCAACCATAGACCATGCGTTGTTCTTCGTCAGCCTTGAGGATTTGTCCCTCGACTGATTTTGTTAGTTCAGACACTGATGTGCCTCCTTCCCACATACGACAAGACCAGTAACGAGCAGAGGTCTTATCTGTTGCAGTATCACACGAATGACGACTACGGAAATTAGCACGAGCCTTTGGGTTATCCCTACGGATTTCCATGTTAGGATCACCAAAGGTAACTCGTTTTACCTTGTCGCCATCTTGCACGAACACTTCAAACTTTTTGTTGCCACCTTGAATACGGCGAGGCTTGTTTAAAGTTACTTTTTCGCCTTGGTATTCAGCCTTGGCAAATTCTTCTTTCATGATCTCTTGTACGATGACCCTGAGAGCCTCTAAGCGATCCACTGAGTGGCCTTCTTCCTCTTCTGGGTATTCTGCCCCTGCAAGCTCTGCATTGCGTTCTGCTAGGTCTTCATAATAGTCCAAATACTCGTCGTGATTAATAGCTGGCATATAGACCGCCTGACCATTATACTCATGTACGTGAATTGTACCACCTAATCCCATATCCATAGAACGACTACGGGCTTCCATCTCTGTCGTAAAGACATCATTAGCATATTGTGCCTTTAGCATCTTCTTTTTGCTGGAAGACGGATGAGATGAGGGAAGAAGGTCTTTATCATGGTTAGCAGACTTAGAGCCACTAACAATCCGTAGGAAGCTATTAACACGAGCCATAGCCCATTGTTCAGGGGACTTAACATTAGGGCGTACAGAACTAGGGTTCGTCCGATAGGCTCCAACACCACGATCATATACTTGCTCCAACATCCGCATAGTTACTTTATGCTTGGACTTCTTGTTATGGGCTTCCATTTTATTCTTTAGGGCAGTCTTAGGCATTAACCAGTAACCTTTGCTAAGTAACCTTTAAATACACCAAATACGACAGTGTTGTTTGCATTTGCATCAGCAGTGATACGAACATCAGCATTCTTTGGTATGATAACAGCAGGGTCTAATTCTACGTTCCAAGGGCCACCTGAAGCTGCACTAATAGCTGCACGTTGAATAAAGACACCACCCGCCTCACGAACCTCTAGGAAGAAGTCTGCTGAAGCATCTTGTTTCTTACTGACTGAACCAAACCCACCAGTGAGAATGTAGTAGTCAGAGTTGCTGAAGGTTGTAGCCCCCTTAAACGAACCCTGAAGACCTTGAGGGATATCTAAGTGTATCTTAGTTGCATCTGATGGTACACCACCAACAACAGTTGTATTTTCATATACTGTAACACGACCAACAAGTTCTGTGCCGTTTGAGTTGTATGCATGTGATACACGAGCTACGGGAGTGTCTAAGGCTACAGGTGTTTGACCATTAAGCTGAACAGTCTGTATTAGAAAAGTAAACTTAGAGTTTACACCCGTTCCTTCAACTGTATGACACTCTATAGTGATCTCTTGTGTGTCTGCTGCTGAAGAACTTGAGATATACTCAATCGTATTATCTGTAACGTAAGTCTCGTTACCGCCAACAGTCCATACAGTAGAAAGTGTGTCAGCAACAAGGTTAGCAGACTTACCAAACTTAATAAGAGACTTGGCTTTCTTGTCTACAGAAACTACATCACCATACTGAGCTTGTATCTCACGTTCAGCTTGAACCAGTCGTCCATCAGGGACTTCATAGGATCGTCTTTGCCAACCACCGAACATTTGCTCTATTTCCTGTATCTCTTGAACTATTATAGCATTCGGATCATCTGCACTGCCAACATCAGGGAATGGCGTAAGGATGTTTGATGCTGATAGGCTATGAGCCTGTGTTAGTGTAGTTTGACCTAAGTCTGGTGTACCTGTTACTAATGGGGTAACACCGAAGTTCTCTACCTCTGTTGCATTGACGCTAGGAACGACAGGAATGCCTGTAACTAGGTCATTTGCTTGGAAGCTATGGTTTTGTACAAGACCCGCACTTGAAACTACAACCTGACCAGAAACAATAGCTGTAAGTGTTAGGTTGTGTGTTTGTGTTACAGATGTAGTTTGAACTACAGGATCATCA